TTTTAGAACATACAATCAGGTAGCATGGTATTTGAAAAACCCTGTTACAAATTATTTCAAGTGGCTTGAGGAGAAACAACGTGAACGATCAGCAAAACAACGAGGACAAAGTAGTTGAACTACATCCTATAGAAAATAAAGACAGCAGTATAGATGATTTTGAATGGTCTCATTATGTTGCTCAACTAAAAAAACACGAAGCTGAAAGGCTAAGTACAAACGAGCGTAACGAATATTGGAGGAAACACAATGAAAATTAAAGAACTATGCGAAACAACAGCAGCAGCAGTAGCAACCGTAGCCACTCCAGTAGGCGGAATGATAAGTCGTCAAATGAAAAACCCAGATGGCACTGCTAAAAACGCATTAGACCAAGATAATGTATTAAGTAATGGAAAACCAAAAAAGAAAAAAAGTAAGTAATGTCTCAATGTTTATTTACGGTTACTTGTGATCGTGACAGATGGTCTTTTTTACAACAATATTATTCAGTAAACAAATTTGTTAAACCGTGTAAATGGTATATTGTTGTGAACGAAATTGACGAATCTGAATGGATGAAATGGTTCAAACGTAATAAAGAAAATTCACCTCACAACATACAAATAATACCTTTAAGAAGATATCTTTGGCCATTACATCCTGATGTACAAGAATATATTAAGTCTCAATCAGGATATTGGAGACAACTATACCTAAAACTATTAATTCATTTACATTGTAAAGAAAAACGTATAGTAGTATTAGATAGTAAAAATTGGATTGCAAAACGCTGTGAATTGTCAGACTTTCCTCAACAGGCAAGAAAACCAAAAGAAGGCACCGTTTTTTATGGAACTATTGATTTTTTTGAAAAATATTGGAACATAGAAACACCTCTTGTTACAAATAACATTACGCCTCACATATTACACAAAAAAACACTAGAAAAAATGTGGAAAGAATTTAACAACGAAAACACAGGCATAATGTATTTAAAAAAACAAAACTTTTTAAGCGTAGGACCAACTCATCATCAAAGTGGATTTTTAGCTGAATTTTTTATGTATGACATTTTTTGCCAAAAAAAAGGGTTACATCAAGATATTATTAGAGACGATAGTCAAGATTGTTTGTATGCATGGTTTAATCCAGCAAGATTTGAAAATAAGGATAAATTTATTGAATGGTTTGTATATAAAAACTTGAAATTTCCACCATTAAGTGTTACAATAAAATGGTATGTGGAACATGAAGGTGGTAGTTTGAGCGAAACTCATCGTCAACAATTATTAGATATACTAATGAAGGATAGTGATAAATAGTATTAGTATACTATAAGCGGAGCATTATAATGACAAAAAAAATTAAAGAAGGTTTAGCAGATCTAGCCGACCGTGCTGAACGTGATCACGAAGTGCAAATGGCACGTAGCGATCTTTATAAAATTGCCAAATATGCTATAAAACTACACGAAATGATGAAAGGCATTAGTGAAGCAGAAGGCATTGAAGGTTGGCAACAAGCAAAAATTACAAAAGCAGCAGACTACTTAGGTTCTGTGTATCATGCATTAGATTATGATACAAAATTTCCATCACCAGAAATTCCTGAATCAGTACAAGCAAAAAGATTTAAACCAGTTATGAGTGATAGTGAATTTAAATCTTACAAAGGCGGACTAGCAGCAAAACTTAGAGAAGCAAAGGGTGTATGTCCAGATTGCGGTAAACCAAGTTACACGACATTACCAGAAGAAAAACAAAAAGGTGTTGACGGCAAAGTATGCTGGAAAGGCTACAAGCGTATGGGCACTAAACAAAAAGGTGGAAAGACCGTAGATAACTGCGTGAAGATGTAATGAAATTAAAAGAAATCATATCGGAAAAATGGAGTGAAAAATACAAGAAAAGTATTAACTGCTCCAATCCTAAAGGTTTCTCACAAAAGGCACATTGCGCTGGCAAAAAGAAAAGGAAAAAGTAATGGATTATAACGCACTACAGCATAAATTATTTGCACTGGATCCAACTGATCCAAAAGAAGATCTAGCAAAACTTAGAGCACAAGCAGGAGGCGATGCTCCAGCACCTGCCAAAACAATTGATTATGTTACCGAAAGTGCGTCAGTGCCAGAAGGCTCATTACAAATGGATCGTTCTTATAGTGTTAATGATTTTGCAGCACTTGCAGGTGTTACATTAACCGAAACACAAAAACACGGCGATTATGCTCGTGGAAAAGATCCTATGCCAAAAGCAGAACCAGGACGTACAAAACATCCTCTAAAAGATAAACTTGTAGGTGAAGAAGAAGATCCATTTGTTAGTGCAATTGATCAAAGTTTTGGTCAAGGTAGTATTGCTAAAAAGATTGGATTTAGTCCAACTGGTGAATTGTACAAAGCAATATATCGTGCTATCAAAGCAATTATGCCAGATGCTAGTGAACAAGAAATTAAAAAAGCAGCAACAGCAGCAGCTACAAGTATGGAAGAATCAGTAAACGAGCGTGAACTTACAAAAGGCGAAGAACGTGAAAAAGAACGTATTGTAAAAGGTATGAAGAAAAACAAGAGTGACTTCAAGGATCGTTACGGTGATGATGCAGAATCAGTTATGTATGCAACTGCTACAAAACGTGCAAAGAATGAATCGCTTGAAGATGAATTACGTGCAAGATTAAATAAATTGCTAGGAAAGTAAATGAAAGTACTTGATATTATTTTAGAGCAAGCTGGCGATCCGTTGGATATGCTTACTTCAACTGCCAACATTAGTGCAACCAGCGGAACTGAAATACAAATAAGAAGAATACAAGAACTTTTGTCTCAACACGCAAAAGACGGTCAAGCATTTTGGACTAAACCTGCTAACGGAAAATGGGATGCAGAATTAGATAGCGCAATTATAGCATGGAAAGAATGGATTAACGAACAACTAGGTAGACGTGTGTTAAACACAGGTGCTAGTAATATTAATCAACAAGCGTTACAATATCTTAGAGCAAAACTAACAAACCAAGGCAGATTAGATATTCCAGGATTAAGAACAGATCCTGCAAGAACAACAAATCCGTTTGAAGGTCAAACATTTAAATTTGAAATTGAGAATCCAAATCCTGTGTGGACTAATGACAGAACACAAAATATGAGAACAATGGTTAGTTCTATCGGACTTAGTGGATGGATTGCAGTATTACATGCAGCTCGTAGTGACGAATTACAAAGAGTTAGTCAACAAGCAGCTAGACGTCTTTCAAGGGCAGTTATAACAGGTATTAACAGCAGATTTGATTCTCCACCTGCTTGGAAAAACAACTTAGAAAATTTGTTACGTACCGTACGTAATGAAAACAAAAGTATCGAAATAAACGGTAGAGAATATTTCTTAGCATATCCTCATAGTGCAGCAGGGCAAGATGCGCCACAAAAAATATTTGAATATTATAAAGTTTTAGCAACACATTTGTTACAAGGCGATTTACAAAGAAACATTGAATTTGATCGTGATCAACAGGAAACTCTAGACGAAAGAGGTACATTACTTTCTGATGTTGAGATTGCAACTATTGCAGCAAATATACACGAAGCATTTGAGTTTAGTCTATTTAAAGGTAACACAGACGAAGATGCTCTTGAAAATATTTTTTCAGCAATGAATCGTGCTGGTGACTATGATAAAATAGAAGAAAAATTCAATCAGTTGTATAGTCAAGAAGATCCGTTGTCAGAGCAACTTGCAAGCGAATTAGATGACAATGAATACGAAACAATTGTTGTTAGGAATTTAATTCGTATTGGTAGAATATCTCCTGGTAGTTTATTCCAAGCAATAAAATTTGGACAAAATACTAGTGTAGATGTTACTTATGAAAATGTAACATACAATGTACCAAACGAAATAGACGGTTTTCAGATCGATATAATGACATCTACAGGAAAATTTGTTAAAGATGTAATTTTACAAGATGCAATATTAAAACAAGCAATCGATGACACAGGAGGTACACGACCTTCTGATATTACCATAAACATGTCAGATCAACACGGTAATAGATCTAGAGCAACATTTGAACAAATGTTACAAGATCAAGTACCAGAAATGGTTGCGTTTTACACTAGAGCTAGACCATTTGACGAAGCACCACCATTGGGTATTGCAAGAGCAAAAGCAATCATGAATGAATTATACAGATTAAGTTTTGCAGGTGCTGAACAAACACGTATGGATGATTATGCCAAAAGTGAAATACTAAAAGATAGACAATTTTTGCTAGATGATGTTCTAGTTTATTTTGATCCTAAATACAGAGATGAATCACAAGTAGATGATGGATTTAAAGTTACAGAAGATGTCGACGATACTTTAGATGAAGATATCGAAACAAACGACGAACATGAAGAAACAGCAACAAAATTCACTAGTGAAGAACAAGATAGAATTGACGAAGCAACAAGAGAAATATTAAATGCTAATGACCCTGCTGATTACTTCAATAAAGTTAGAGTTGCAGCATTACGTCTTGGATTTACAAACAGACGCAGAGAAAGTATAGACTTGATTCACGATCCAGATGCAGATGCATTAAAAGCAGTTATAGAAGGTAATCAACCTAGTGAAGACGCACAGAACATGCATAAATTAATTACAGCTGATATTCCATTGCACATTGTTGCTCCTAACCAAGCAGCTATAGTTTTAGATGATGCTATGGGAGGTACTTGGGATACAACAGATGAAGATTCGATGTATAGAATTTGGAATCTTGTGCCAGACAAAGCATCATTTGAAATTATTGCAAGGGCATACAGACGTCTATTTGCTCAAGATTTAATTGAACGTATCAGAAGAGAAGACAGCGGTGTTTATACTGCAATATTTAGAAAGTACGATTTAGAATCACCTATTAACATGTCAGGTGTAGAAACTCCATTTGGTGAATTTAAGTTTATGGAACCATCAGGTTTAGGTAAATTCCAAGTAACAATTCCTCAAAACCATCCATTAATTGGGACAATACTTTATGGTGGTCTTTATGGTATGAATCGAGAACTTCCTGAAAACCAAGATGTAGTTTGCTATCTAACTTGGGACAGAACTATAGGATGGTACTTAAATATATATGCAGATACTAGAGGCAATCCTAATAGATCAAACAGCATAGATGATAGAGCATCAGATCAAGAGATAGCAGCATTTATAACAGAATTTAAATCTTTTGTTGATGCACTAGGTTATGATGCTGATGAATATTGGGAAAATGGGCCGGCCGCAGAATAATGGCTTTTTTAGTACACCCTTTACCGCCAATTAGTGTTTATGTAAGAAAAGAATACCTTTACGATTTAGAAAAAGGACACGGAGAATTTACACCCGGTATTTGGATCAGTGTAAAAAGCACACAATACAAAGCATTGTATTTTGAAACACTATTAACAGACTACGGAGCATTGTATGACAAACTTCCTATATCAGCATTTGTATGGAAAACTAATCACGGCGAACTTCTTCCGCTTGATGTGCTTCAGCTTTGGGATTGTTTTGATTATGACATTACCGTTGTCCAAAAACCAATCTTGTCTAGATGCGAATTTTTTGGAAAAGACCGACGTATGCATGCCGGTGAATATGAATTCACAATCGATAATTGTCACCGCGATACTTCCGTCATTGACACCAACTTCTCAGAACACGACCCTGAGCACAAATCATTTAATGTTATTAGGCTCGACAACGGTCAATTCGCTGCTCAGCCTAACAATAGGGTTATCTGGCGTGATAGCTCCCTAACACCTGAGAAATTACTTACACCAGATTTTAAAGTTTGTACACAGAATTATGCTGTAGAAACAGAACCAAAGTGGAGTGTTGGACATACTAACGAATGGCAGTATAAAACACTTGACGAAGAAAACAAGTCATAGTATTATATAACAAATAACCAAGGAGTATTGCATGAGCGATAGAGTGTATGGCCCAGAAGAAAAAGCCAAACTAGAACGTCTGGTCAAAGAAGGCGTTACCGTATTACAAGAAATTGAAGATTTGCAAGGCGGTTTAAAAGAAACAATTAAAGCAGTAGCAGAAGAACTAAATGTAAAACCAAGCCTTATTAACAAAGCTATAAAAGTAGCACAAAAACGTGATTGGAGTCGTGTTGCAGATGAGTTTGAAGATCTTGAAACATTAGTTGCTACTACTGGCTACGATAAGGATGCTTAATGCCATACGTTGACGCATTTTTTGATAGAGACGCAGATATTATACGTGCAGTTGAGCGCCGTGATGGTAAACGTCATTATCAAGAATATCAAGCAAAATACACATTTTATTATGAAGATCCAAGAGGAAAATACAAAAGCATATTTGGTGATCCATTAACAAGAGTTGTTTGCAAAAACACAAAAGACTTTCGTAAAGAACTTGCTATTAACAAAGGCAAGAAAATGTTTGAGTCAGATGTTAATCCAATATTTCAATGTTTGAGTGAAAACTATCTTAACCAAGATGCACCTAAACTGAATGTTGCGTTTTTTGACATTGAGACAGACTTTGATCCAGAGCGTGGGTTTGCTGATCCTAGTGATCCATTTATGCCAATTACTGCTATAACGGTACATTTACAATGGCTAGATGCACTTGTAACTTTTGCACTTCCACCAAAAACACTTACAATGGAACAAGCACAAGAAGAATGTGCAGATTTTGACAATACTTATTTGTATGATAACGAAGGAGAAATGCTAGAAGCATTTCTTGATATTATTGAAGATGCAGACATTTTAAGTGGATGGAACAGCGAAGGTTATGATATTCCTTACACGGTTAACCGTGTTAGTAGAGTATTAAGCAAAGATGACACAAGACGTTTTTGTTTGTGGAGTCAATTGCCTAAACGTAGAGAATTTGAAAAATTTGGTAAAACTGCTGAAACTTTTGACACTATTGGTCGTGTGCATATAGACTATCTTGAACTATATCGCAAGTACACATACGAAGAACGTCATACATATCGACTAGACGCTATCGGCGAAATGGAAGTTGGTGAAAACAAAACGGTTTATGAAGGTACACTAGATCAACTTTACAACAACGACTTCCGCAAGTTTATCGAATACAACAGGCAAGACGTTGCACTACTTGATAAAATTGACAAGAAGTTGCGGTTTATCGATCTTGCAAATGAAATTGCACACGATAACACCGTGTTGCTTCAAACAACAATGGGTGCTGTTGCAGTTACAGAACAAGCTATTATTAACGAAGCACACAGGCGTGGTATGCAAGTACCTAACAGACGTGATCATGAAGGTAACACAGCAGCAGCAGGAGCATATGTTGCGTTTCCTAAGAAAGGTGTACACGAATGGATTGGTTCAATGGACTTGAACAGCCTATATCCAAGTATTATTCGTGCAATGAATATGGCGCCAGAAACTATTATTGGTCAAATTCGTCCTGATCTAACTGATGATTTTTTACACAATGCAACTACATTAGAAAAAAAATCGTTTGCAGGTGCTTGGGAAGGTAAATTTGGTACACTCGAATATGATGCTGTAATGGAGCAACGCAAAGATATTGCACTTACATTAGATTTGGAAGACGGTAGCAGTCATGTATTAAGTGGTGCAGAAATATACAAGTTAATTTTTGATAGTCAACAACCATGGATGCTTAGTGCTAATGGTACAATCTTTACTTGGGAAATTGAAGGTGTTGTGCCGGGCTTGCTAAAACGCTGGTACAGCGAACGTAAAGAATTACAAGCAAAAATGCGCAAAGCAATTGCAGCAAAAAACGAAACAGAAATTGCATTTTGGGATAAAAGACAACTTGTTAAAAAAATTAACTTGAATAGTTTGTATGGTGCTATTCTAAATCCAGGCTGTAGATTCTTTGATAAACGCATTGGGCAATCAACTACACTTACAGGTAGACAAATTGCAAAACATATGGCTGCTGAGGTGAATAAGATTATTACAGGTGAATATGATCACGTAGGTAAAAGTATTATTTACGGCGATACAGACTCTGTTTACTTTAGTGCATATCCTGTGTTAAAAGACGATATAAAACAAGGTAATGTACCTTGGGGCAAAGACAATGTTAT